CGGCGGCGTGGTCGACGGCTATGTGCTGACCTCTGATTTTGCCAATGTCGAGCGCAAGATTGACAGCGTAAATCAGGGCCTTTGCGACGGATTTTACCAGCAGGCGCAGCTTGCCAACGGCACCAACATGGCGATGACAAACGGCTTTGCACAGGCCGAGCTTTCCCGCAGCAACCAGCAGGCGGCGCTGATGCAGCAGCTCAACGCCATGCAGATGCAGGCCGCTAATTGTTGCTGCGAGAATCGCGCGGCTATCGCGCAGGTGCGCTATGACATGGCGACGCAGGCGTGCGACACTCGCAACACGGTCAACACGGCAGCCCGCGACATCATTGACGCGAACAACCAGAACAGCCGTGCCATCCTCGACTTCCTCACGCAGAGCAAGCTGTCCGATCTCCAGACCGAGAACCAGAATCTGAAACTGGCGGCAAGTCAGGCGGCGCAGAACAGCTATCTGGTCTCGCAGCTGCGCCCCTCTCCCATTCCGGCCTACACGGTGCAGAACCCCTATTGCTGCAACCAGTTTGCCTGTTGCGGCTGCTGACAACTGCATAGCATAGCTTTTTGTTGATGTTTTGTTGACGCCAACAAAATGTTCGGCCCCGTGCCGATACTACGACAACAACGCGGCGGGGCAATAGCCCTGCCGCTGTATTTTAAACGGGTCGATTTCGACCCCTTTAGGAAGGAATGATTTTGTGAAAACGGTTGACGAACTCAAGCAGGAATTTGTCGATCACATTGCAACTCTGGACAAGAGTGAAATGAGCATGTACGAGCTTAGCAATTATGCCGATCTTTTGCGTAAAGCGGACGAATTATTTGCGCCCAGCTACGCGGAAATGATCGCAAATGGTGCGTTTGCCCCTTTTGGGGAAAATCAGAGGAAGGAGTAATACCAATATGGCTGAGTTTAGTAATTCTAGCATTGCTTTGGTCCCTGCCGGCCAGAACGTCCCACTGACCGAAACGGCGGTCAATAGCAAGCCCTGTATCGTGCATCGCCAGGGCGCAGGCATTGTCACGCTGCGCGGCCTCACCAATCAAAACCGCGCTCTGTTTCGGGTCTCCTATGGCGGCAACATCGCTATTCCCACCGGAGGCACGGTCGAGGCCATCACGGCGGCGCTTGCCATTAACGGAGAGCCGCTGACTAGTGCAACGGCGACCGTCACACCCGCGGCGGTAGGAAACTACTTTAACATTTATGTTTCCGCACAGGTCTGCGTTCCGAAAGGCTGCTGCCTGACGGTCGCAATGGAAAACACCAGCACTCAGGCCGTCAACTTCGCCAACTCGAACCTGACGGTTGAAAGAATCGCGTGAAAGGAGAATGGACATGAGCAAGAAAGCAATGTATGATCTGCGCAATATGCTGTGCGACGAACTCGACGAGCTGGCCCGTAAGGGCGAGCTTGGCGCGGGCGACCTCGAAATTGCGCACAAGCTGACGGACACCATCAAAAACATCGATAAAATCGAGATGTTGGAGGACGACGGCTATTCCCGCGATGAGGACTATTCTCGCCGCTATTCCCGCGACGGAGACTGGCAGTCGGGTATGCGCGGCGCTTATGACCGTGATATGTCCAATGCGAGACGTGGCACGCATTATGTGCGCGGCCACTATTCCCGCGACGGCGGCATCGACAACATGAAACGCCAGTTGCAGGAAATGCTGGACAACGCCGACGATGAAAGCATCCGCAGAGCCATCCAGCGCTGCATGGACACGATTGAGGGCTAAAGGGGGTGCTCCCCTATGGTCGACGAGAATGAGGTCAATCGCTGGATAGCTCGCCTTGAAACAGAGGAATCAAGCTGGACAAACTATGAGCGCCTTGCCGTGCTGTACGCCATCCGTGACCAGCAAAGCGGCAGCAGAGAGAGGGCTTTGCCAATGGCATACTCCGCGGCGCCCGCGCCAGTCAACGTCGAAACATACGGCGACAGCGATTTCCTGCGCGCAGTGGCAGATGTTCCGCCGGACAAGGCGTGGGAGATCATGGACGAGCTGATGGACAGTTTGAAAATCGTGAACGAGCGCGTCTATAATAGCGTCATGCGCAAACTGGAAAAATAAATTGCAGATGGAATTACAGATGCGAGTCAAAAAACCTTGCAATATCAATGCTTTTGCTGTTTCGGTTGCGGGTTCGACTCCCGCCGCCTCCACCAATGAAAAAACCTCGCAGTTTCAACGGCTGCGGGGTTTTTCTTGTATTTGCAAGGGTTTTCGAGCTTGCCTGCTTACGCATTACTTGCGATATTTGCAAGTTATCTTCCATTAAAACACGGCTTTTGCAGATAAATTGCAGATGAAATTACAGATGAAATTCGGATTCAAAAAAGCCGTCAACGGCATCTGCCACTGCTACGGCTTTATCATCCATGGTGTGCTGATATACGTTTTTAAGCATGTTATTTGTGGAGTGCCCCATCCGCTCCATTGCGTATTTATCGGGGACATTGAGCCGGAGCATGACCGACGCATTTACATGACGCAGGTCGTGGAAGCGAAACGGCGAAACTCCACAGCGGGCGCACGCGCGTTGCAGATGCTTATACAGGACATTTCTGGTTGCGTGGACAATGTACTCATCTGTGTGCGGCGCCGAGTTAAACAGCCCCATAATATACGGAGGCACTTTTAGCTTTCTGTTGCCGCTGTAAGTTTTAGGCTGCTTGAGCTGTGGGCCGTCCTCACCGTCTACCATTGCTTGCTTGATCGTCAGAATATCGCCGTCAAGGCAATCCCATGTCAGCCCTCGGATCTCCGATGTACGGAGGCCGAGCCAGACAGCTAGAAGAAAAGGCAATTCAAATGCTGTGCCCTTGCAGTCTTCGTGTAGAATTCTGATCTCGTCCATGGTAGGGATTTTGATTTTAGGTGCTTCCTTCTGCGGCAAAGATACACGGAACACTTTATCCGGGCATTCCTCCGACATTGCCGCCGTAAATAAGCCGTAAGCGTTGCGGACGTATTTCGGGGACTTTTCCCGTGCCATCTTATTCGCGGCACGCTGCACGCGATCCTGCGTCAACGCGGAGCACTTAACGCCCATCAGCTCCGGGAAAACCACCTTGCGGAGTTTTCTGTACCCGTTGACGGTGGAAGGGGAGAGTATCGCGTCCTTGCTGTCAATGTATCGGTCGATAGCGTCTCCAACCGTGCGCTCAGACACACGAGCGGCAGACTTCGCGCCGGACTTCAATGCAGCGGCTTCATTCTCCGCTTGCCTTTTGGTAGGCGCTGTGACGGACACGCGCTTTCCGTCTACCATGACACTGACATTCCAGTTGCCGGATGGCAGTAGTTTTGCTTTCGGTATCTTCATCAAATCCCCCTCCAATCAATGTACAAGCACCACGCGGACAGAAAGACGATAATGACAAACATTATAGCAATCACACCGTTGCGGATACGGACACCGCGTCGCATGATCTCGATCATGTCTGCTTTCGCATCAACGTGGCGTTCCAACTCATCGTTGCGCGCTTGTAAAGTCTCCTCGGTCGGCGTCAAGTGTTCGGAAATCCCGAACGCTTCATCAAGCGATATTCCAAGCGCTTTGCAAATCGGTGCGACGGTGTAGATTGACGGAGACTTGGAAAACTTGGAAAAGAAGTTCTGCACGGTGGACAGTGGTACGCCGGAAGCGTCGGAAATGTCCTGATAGGTCAATTTCAATTCTTCTTTACGGATTCTGCACACTTCTTGAATGTTCATTTACGCCACCTTAATTTTTTCGATTTTTGCGCCGCAAAGTCGCAAGATGAGGGCTTGTCGAACCGTGTCGAGCGCTGTCTTATTGCAATGTTTCGGTGTTGAATTGCCAAGGTAAAGCGGAGTACGGTCAAAGCAAGCAGCGGCGACCGCTCCCCGCTGGCTGCAAAAAGGCCCCGCCGTTTGTTGCAGAGGGCGGCGGGGCCAATCTAAATTATTTTATGCCAAGCATTTCCCCAACTTTACGTTGGCGTCCTGCCTTTGACATAGGAATGCCGGTAGCCTTTGCGATGTTCTGTTTTGCTTTCGTGATGCCAAGTGCCCGCTTCCAACTAAAAGACAAGCCAGGAATTTTAAGGGACTTTTTCGCCATGTCAAGTTCACCACCTTTTTAAAATAGAGATTTGAGCCAATAATCGCCCCATATCTTGTAGTTGCAAAAATAGAACGAAAGTGCTATATTAAGTCGTGTGATAGAACACCTGTTTTATAGCATGAACTTGAACGGAGGATGGAACGGATGAATGAACAGGTACATACGACGGGACAGCAGATTTATTACGAAACGGTCAGAGATAGATTAAAAGCAGAAATTTTAACCCTTACAGATGCACAGGCTGAATTTGTTTTAAGGAGATTAGAATGTTTGTTACACGAAAAGAGTTAGAGGAAGAAAACCGCAAACTCAGAGAACAACTTGCGGCAGAGCAAGAGAAAACGCGCCGATCTGCCGTTATTGATAAGGCTGCGCTCCCGCAGTGCAAAAGCCTTGCTTGCGCTGGATGCAAGTATGTTGTAGGACGGTACACCATTAGGAATGGATATTATATCCTTGGATGCGGGAAAGATAATCCTTGCAAAGAGTATGAACCGAGCGAGCTAACAGCAGAAAAGGTTAAATCTATCCGAGAAGCGCTGCTACAGCAATGGCAGTCGTAATAGCGTAAGGAATCCAGAACATAAAAAGCTCTTTCCGCTGTTTCTCGATATAATCCCGACCGGCTAAAGTGATGCGAACAAATTCTGTTGCATCAACGCTTCCTCCCGCGCCGTCTGCGGTTCCACCCTCGTCAAATATCGTTACCATCTTATCCATTTTGAGATAAGTAACATACTTGTTGGGCTGGTTAGGTTCAATCGGTTTGGAATCGTCTTTTTTAGTCAGCTGGTTTATTTCGTCTATACTGATTGATTCAGAATTATATAGCTTTTTCAAAATTTTATAAGCAGTCTTTTCCATACGTCACTTATTTTCCTTTGCCCATTCCACGACACCTAAAAGTTTGGTGCATTGTTCATCGGTCAAATTCGCAATAGCGTCATATAGTTTTTGCCGCGCTGCGCTTAAGCCCTCGCCCTCTGTGGCGGGGGTTTTTTCGTTCTCGCTCGGCGTTATCCCCGCCAGCTCAAGAATAGACGCACCCAAGTAATTTGCAATTACTTCAATAGTTTCAAACGGCGGGCTTTTTTTGGAATCTTCCCACTTACCAATCATTCCATTCCCAAGGCCAAGGTCTTTCTCTATTTGTTTGATTGAGCTCCCGCGTATTTGCGCAAAGCTTCTTATGTTTTGGACGATGATTTTATTACGTGTATTCATAGGCAAAAATATTTCTCTTTGTAGCGAGTTAGCTATTGACAAGTAGCGGATTTTCTACTATAATAGCTTTCAGAGGGTGACAAAAATCCAAGCCCCCACCGAATGCGGGCCTTAGAAAATGTTGAATTATGTCTGCAAAACTATAATAGCGCATTTTCTATCTTCTTGTCAAGAACGTGGGGGCAATTCCCTCAAAATTTTCTATGCTGTGCTATAGAAAAGTCGCATTGTCCTTGACAATGCGAATGAGTGTGAAAGGAGGAACGAGAGTGATTTATGAGAACGTCAAGCGCCTTTGCGATGAGCGGAATATCAGCATTTGGGCGCTTGAGAGAGCGTGCGGCATCGCAAATGGCGCGATTGGGAAGTGGAATGGCAGTATCAATGCTCCGCGCATTGACACCGTGAAAGCCATCGCCGACTACTTCGGCGTTACCGTGGACGCACTGCTGAAATCCAGCGAAGAGAACTAACACACAACAGGAGGAAATGAAAGATGAAAGAACTCAAAGTTAAATTAACGTTTATCGAGCCGATTCTCGGAACCAGCCCCGCGAACCCTGATATCTACCGCGAGTTTATCGGTAGTCACGCGCCGGATGCGGCGAGCGTGGAGGACGAGGTTGCGACGCTGGGAGCGGACGCGGTTGCCGAAAAGTCCATGACCATTTTCCCGCGATTGAACGACGGTACGCCGTTTTTGTACGACTACCAGATCAAGGGCTTTTTCAAGGACACCTGCGGCGGTCTGCGCAAGGTCAAGGATTCGTCCAGCAGCAAAATCAAGGCTTACAAGAAGGAAATCGACAAGCTGATTTTCCCCGAGCCGCGCACCATTCCAATTCTCTTTGACGGCGAGATCAAGGAGTGCCAGCGCCCGCTGAGAGCGCAAACGGCGCAGGGCGAGCGCGTCAGCCTTGCAATGAGCGAGGAAATTCCAGCCGGGGCAACGTGCGAGTTTACGGTGGTATGCCTGTGCGACGACCATATCGACGTTGTGCGCGACTGGCTGGATTACGGAAGATTCTCCGGCATTGGCCAGTGGCGCAACAGTGGAAAAGGCCGATTCCGCTGGGAGGAAATCGAGTAACGCAACGGAGTGGCATGGACGCGCCTTGCACGGCCTTGAACAGCGAGGATTAGCCCCGGAAAGCAACGGAATGGTTTTGCCGGGAACAGCGTTGACGAGCAACGGCAATGCGGAGATAAGTCTTGCGATGAGATGTGATGGCGAAGAATAGCTGTAATCAGCAAAGGAGTAGCCTCGACTGGCTCTGATGTGCTATGGCATGGAATTCCCTTGATTAGCAATGGAATCGCTTCGCAATGCGAAGCGTAGCACAGCATTGGTAGCGAGTAGCAGGGACCGGAGAAGCAACGGAACAGCAATGATGTGAACTGTACAGCATTGGAAGGCAACGCAATGGAAGAGACACGCATAGATATGCAGAGGAATAGTTCAGCGAAGTGATGCAGCGGAGTTGCGACGTTTCGCTGTGAACCGATTTGTAATGCAAAGAAAATGCCCCGCCCAATGTTGCAGCATCGAGCGGGGCGGGTGGGACAAATCTCACCACAAGATATTGTGTCCGTGCTTATTGTAGCACGAGAGAAAGGAAAAGGCAAGATGCTAAAGCCACAACAGTTAACGCGACGGCGAAACGACCTTGAACGAGCCGTGCGCGGCGCGATGGGACGGGCGTTGATTCGCACCGGCAAGGAGCTGGGCGAGGAAATTGGCTTGTCAGAAACACAAATTTGCAATCGCATGGCGGGGCGTTCCCGCTGGACTTTAGATGAAATTTGGGAGCTTGACCGAGTTTTGCAATTTACGGACGCGGAAAAGCTCATGCTAATCGGAGGCGCGAAATGACTGACACACTGATTTTCGGCAGCATCGCCGCTACGGTGATCGTGTTCAACGGCTGCGACTTTACGACCTCCCTTGCCGTCATCGGCGCGTGCGCGGTGTGCAAGGTGCTGTATGATCTGCTGCCGTATATCGACAGGGGGTGCAGACGATGAAACGGCACGACAAGCGCACGAGAGAGCAGCGCAAAGCGGACGAGGCGATGCTTTTTGCCGGTATTTGCCTGTTGCTGGCGGCAGTGCTCATCGCGGTCTCGGCGATGATGTGATGTACCGCTGCGAATGGTGCGGGCTGACCTTTGACGAGCCCGACGTCTTGCGCAGGCGCGAGAACCTTGACGGTGAGCGCGGCTATGCCCTTGTGACGGAAAAGTTCTGCCCGGACTGCGGCGCAGAGGAAATGTATTTTGAAGAATTGGAGGAGACCGAAGATGGATAACACCCTGATGAAAGTGACTCAACTCCCCGTGATCGAGGAGCATTTGAGGAGCCGGAAGGAGCAGACGGAGCAGCGCGTCGCAGAGGCAATGAGCCTTGTCTGCACCGACGAGACCTTAACCAGCGTGAAGAACATTCGCGCCGAAATGAACCGCGAGTTTGCCGATGCCGAGACCCAGCGCAAGGCCATTAAAGCCGCAATCATGGAGAAGTACGACAGCTTCGAATCCGTCTACCGTGAGTGCATCGCCGACCCGTACAAGCGCGCCGACGCAGACCTGAAAGCCAAGATCGACGCGACGGAAAGCGAGATCAAGAGCCGCTGCAAGGAAATGCTGCTGTGCTATTTTCGGGAGCTGTGCGCGGTCAACGAGATCGACTTCCTTTCGTTCGGGCAGACCGGCGTTAAGGTCGATATGGCGAGCGCCAGAGCCAAGACGCCGAAGAAGCTCATGGAGCAGATCAAGCTAAAGGTGGACGGCGTGGCGCAGGACATGAAAACCATCGGCACGATGAGCGAGAACGCGCCGGAGATCATGGTGGAGTACAAAAATAACCTCGACCTCTCGCTTGCGATCTCCGTTGTCAACGAGCGTCACCGCCGCGCCGAGGAGGAGCGCGAGGCCGTGAAACGCCACACGGTTACTCCAGCAGCGCGCGCTGCTGGAGTAACCGTCGCAGCGGCCCCGCAGGTCGTCCCGAAGCGCGTGGAGCAAGTGGCGGTCGAACGCCTCACGGTGTCGTTCCGCGTGACCGATACGCGCGAGCGCCTGCGCCTTTTGAAGCAATTCCTTGTCAGCAATGGCTATCAGTACGAATGATTATTTTAAGGAGGATATTACCATGAACGAAATGCAGACCTACAACAGCACCGAAGTTGTGAGCGCCAAGAGCGTGAACGCCGAAATGATGATCTCCCGTCAGGCGCAGGAGGTACAGGCGGCAATGGTCGTCGCCAAGCGTTTTCCCCGTGACGAGATCGAAGCGAACAACCGCATTCTCAACGCCTGCAAGCGCAAGAGCCTTGCCGAGCGCGCGATCTATGAATACCCGCGCGGCGGCGAGAACGTGACCGGCCCCTCGATCCGTCTCGCCGAGGTCATGGCGCAGAACTGGGGCAACCTCGACTTCGGCATTACCGAGCTGGAGCAGAAGAACGGCGAGAGTACCGTCATGGCCTACTGCTGGGATTTGGAGACCAACACCCGCCAGACGAAGATCTTCACCGTGCCGCATATCCGCTACACCAAGAAAGGCAGCGTTGCCCTCACCGACCCGCGCGACATCTATGAAATGGTCGCCAATCAGGGCGCGCGCCGTATGCGCGCGTGCATTCTTGGCATTATCCCCGGCGACGTGGTAGACACCGCTCTTGCGGCGTGTACCAAGACGATGATGGGAAAGAGCGATGAACCCATGATCGACCGCGTACGCAAGATGGGACAGGCGTTCAAGGATGACTTCGGCGTACCGATGGAGTGCCTTGAAAAGTACATCGGCTGCAAGGCCGAAGCGTTCACGGCGCAGAGCATCGTGCGCCTGCGTAATGTGTATACCTCACTGAAAGAGGGACGCGCGAGCCGCGAGCAGTATTTTGATCTCCCGACCGTCGAAGTGGACGAGACCACAGGCGAGGTCAAGGACGAGCTGCCCGCTCCCGCTGACGCCCTCGGTACGCCGGACGACGGAAAGACCGGCACCACCAAGCAGGTGAGCATGAATGATCTGTAAGGTCAAGGTCATTTCGACCGGCTCCAAGGGGAACGCCGTACTGCTGAATGATGAAATACTCATTGACTGCGGCGTTCCATTTCGGGAACTCGAACCATACTGCAAGGGATTGAGGCTCGTCCTGCTGACGCATGTTCACGGCGACCACTTCAACCCCGAGACCATCAAGCGCCTGCACTTCCTGCGCCCTGCGCTGCGCTGGTGCGTCCCTCCGTGGCTCATGGGACCGATGGGACGCATCGGCGTGGACCGCCGCGTGACCGACGAGGGCATGGCAGGCCATGTGCTGTTCTACTCCTGTTCCCTTCTCTACCCCGTCTGTGTGTCCTACAATTCCATTCCTCACGATGTTCCGAATTGTGCGTGGCATATCGAATTTGCAAACGGCGAGCGCGTGTTCTATGCGACGGACTGCGCCTCGCTGGACGGCATTGTGGCGCAGGACTACGACCTTTATCTGATCGAAGCCAATTACGGCGAAGAGGAGATACAGGAGCGCATGAAGCGCAAGCTGGAGGCGGGAGAATTCAGCTATGAGAGCCGCGCGATGGAGAGCCATCTATCCCGCGAGCAGGCGCGCGCATGGCTCGCCCAAAACGCCGCCATCGGCAAGAGCCATGTGCTCTATCTGCACCAACACCAAAGCGAGGAGGAATTGAAATGAGCATGAATCGAATCTGCCTGATGGGACGCATCGGGCGTGACTTGGAGCTGAAAAAGACGAACAGCGGCGTATCCGTTGTGTCGTTCCCTCTTGCCGTTGATCGCAACGGCAAAGAGGGCGGCACGGACTGGATCGACGTTGTCGCATGGCGCGGCACGGCAGAAGTGCTCTGCAACTACGCCGATAAGGGTCGCATGATCGGCGTCGAGGGGCGCTTGCAGATGCGCGACTGGACGGACAAGAACGGCAACAAGCGCAGGAGCTACGAGGTGCAGGCCGACAGCGTGTATTTTGCGGACAACAGGCGTTTGGAGGGGAATGATACCACCGCGCCGCAATACGCCGCAGAGAGCGCCGCAGGCGGCTTTGCAGAGGTCAGCGAGGACGACGGCGAGCTGCCGTTTTAAGGCGGTGGCGGTATGGGAGCTGCATCTACAAGGTGCTATGTAAAGGCATATTACGACTGGATCGAGCAAACAGCAGCACTGGAAGAGGACGAAAAAGGCCGTCTGTTTGTTGCGATTTTAGAATATGCCAGGTCGGGTGAAATTCCAGACAACCTCGGGAGAGAATCCCTTTTATTTCCGGTATTTAAGTCGGTCGTTGACCGTGACGCTCAAAAATCTGATGCGCTGGCTCAGAATGGAGCGGCTGGCGGCAGAGCACCAAAAGCAAATGCAAGCAAATGTAAGCAAACGCAAGCAAATGCAAGCAAATGTAAGCCTACTAATAACATAAGACATAAGACAGAAGACGAAGAACATAAGACAGAAAACGATATACCCTCTAAATCCCCCTCTACGAGGGACGCATTCGAGCGTTTTTGGTCAGTTTACCCGCGAAAAATCGGGAAACAGTCTGCTAAGAGAGCTTTCGAGCGGGTCAAAGTCCCACTCGAAACACTTGTGACCGCAGTGGAGCGGCAGAAGTGCAGCGACCAATGGACGCAGAACAACGGGCAGTTTATTCCACACCCCGCTACATGGCTGAATCAAGGCCGGTGGGACGATGAGCTACCCGAGAGCGGCAGAGGGTATCACTACGACTACGGCAACACGGAGGGAAGCCTATGAACGTTGACGCATTGATCGACAGCATCGCGAAAAAGGCCGAGCCTGTTCGTGATCTGGTCGATTACGAGAAAAACGGGCTGCTGTACTGCGGCCATTGCAACACGCCGAAGCAGTGCCGCATCCCCATCGGCGGGAATGTCCGCCTTGTCGGGTGCCAGTGTGCTTGCGCGGCGCGAGAGTACGAGGCCGAGAAAAAAGCTCGCGCTGACCGTGAGAAGCGACTACGCATCGAAACGCTGCGTGCTGACGGAATCCGCGACAAGAGCCTGACGGCGTGCCGGTTCGACAAGGCGACGATGAGTGACGAGATCGTCAAATGCAAACGCTATGCCGACGCATGGGACGATATGCGGCGCGAGAACAATGGGCTTCTGCTGTGGGGCAACACCGGCAACGGGAAGACCTTCGCGGCGGCGTGTATCGCCAACGAGCTGATTGACCGCGGGATCCCGGCGATGATTACGAGCTTCCCGCGAATCCTCAACGCGGGATACGACAAGAAAGAAATCGTCGAGCAGGTGCACTATTACCCGCTGATGGTGATCGATGATCTCGGCGCAGAGCGCAGCAGTGAGTACGCAATGGAGACGGTTTACACGGTCATTGACGAGCGATACAAGGCCAAGAAGCCGCTGATCGTCACCACAAACCTGACGCTTGACGAGCTGTGCAGGCCGAAAGACATGGCCTATCAGCGCATCTATGACCGCATCCTCGAGATGTGCACGCCACTGGTATTCAAGGGCGATAGCATGAGACGCGACAAGGCAAATCAGCGCATGAGGCACGTCAAATCGGTGTTGGCAGGCGGTGCACCGTGAGCGGGTATCGCGGGGGCATTTTCAAGTGCCCGTTTTACTCGCGGGACTAGGGGGCGAGTGATATGAGCCGATTTGTTATGAGCAAAACGCCGTGGGAGCGCTGCCCATATCCGGGGCTGAAAGCGTTTTTGGAATCGACGAATTACAACCAGACGACGCTCGCCGCCGCAACGGGCATCAGCGCGTCGGTCATCAGTCAATATGTCAAGGGCGATATCGAGCCGACCATCCAAAAGCTGCTGGCGCTGGAAGACTTGACGGGCCTGACGTTCCGGGAGATGTTCGGGGAATGCGAGGGGAGAAGATGAAGCACCTCGGCGATATTACGAAAATCAACGGCGCGGAGATCGAGACCGTGGACGTTATCACGGGAGGCTCACCGTGTCAGGATTTGAGCATTGCAGGAAAACGCGCCGGGTTAGCCGGCGCAAGAAGCGGATTGTTCATGGAACAGATCCGCATCGTGAAGGAGATGAGAGCACATGACAAAGCGAACGGACGAACAGGTGACATGGTCCGACCTCGGTTTATGGTCTGGGAAAACGTGCCCGGAGCATTCAGCAGCAACAAAGGACAAGACTTCGCGGCAGTCCTCGAAGAGATCATCCGCATCGCAGAGCCGGAAGCCCCCGATATTGAAGTGCCTGAAAAAGGCTGGAACACCTGGGGTGGCTACCACGATGAAGTGGGAGGACGATGGAGCGTGGCTTGGCGAGTGCATGACGCGCAACACTGGGGAGTCCCCCAACGTCGCCGTCGTATCTCGGTTGTCGCAGATTTTGGAGGAGACACCGCAGGAGAAATACTCTTTGAGCGCAAAAGCGTGTCAAGGCATTTTGCGGAGAGCGGAACGGCGCGGGAAAGACTTGCCGGAAACACTAAAAGCGGTGCTTCTTATGCAGTCCGAATCAGGGGGGGCTGTGACGGAGGAGGAAAAGGCGCTTTAGTTCAGGAGGACAAGAGCGGAACGCTCGGCACCAGCAACGACCAGACGATTTTCCAAAACTGTCTGACGCAGTGGGACTGCCAAAGCAAACGGATTTTTGGCACAGAGGGAGCATCCCCGACGCTACAAGGTGGCGTTGGCGGCGGAGTAAATAACCCGGCGATTTTCTGCATGGGAACACAGCAAGGCGGGGCCGAGGTGCGAAGCGACGACAGAGCACCTACGCTGACCGCTGCGGCCGGCATGAGCGGGAACAATCAGCCGATGATCTGCGCGGCCTTTAAGGCGGGGCAGGGTGCAAAGGCGAACGGCATCGGCTACGCCGAGGAATGCGCGCCGACGCTGGGCGCGGTATCAAGCGGGACGAATCAATGTCCGTCTGTTTTGATATTTGATCGCGCGCAGATCACATCGCCGAATAACCGCAGCACCGTCGGACCGGACAAGCCGTGTTCTGCGCTGCACACCTTCGGCGAGGTTCCGGTGGTTTGCTATCAAATGCAGGGCTTCGGGGACTACCGCGAGGGAGACGTTGCGAGCAACTGCAAGCAGCGAGATTACAAGGATAGCACCGATTTAGTGGTCAGCAGTGTTGATTGCCGCAATTTCACCGAGGGGGGCGAGATCAACGGGACGCTGCAAGCAAAAGAAAGCGTAGGGCAAAGTCTGAATTTGCAAAACACCGTCCGAACCGGAATGATTGTGCGCCGCCTCACGCCGATGGAATGCGAGCGGCTGCAAGGATTCCCAGACCACTGGACGGACATCGGCGAGTGGCGCGACAGTAAGGGCAAACTGCGCAAGCCGAGCGACAGTCCGCGCTATAAGGCGCTGGGGAATTCCATCGCCTTGCCATTTTGGGACTTCCTGGCAAAGCGTATCAGTGCGCAATATTTGCGTCCTGTTACGATGGGGAGCCTGTTCGACGGCATCGGCGGGTTCCCACTGGTATTTGAGCGGCACAACGGCAAGGGCACGGCACGCTGGGCAAGCGAGATTGAAGAGTTCCCCATTGCCGTAACAAAATTGAGATTTGGGGAGGACGCATAATGGGAAAAATCCTTGACGTGACCACGGAAGAGCAAACGAAGCTTTGGGCAGAGGCTCACGAGGGAGCAGTACATAGCTGCGAGACGTGTCGGAGCTACGCTGCACTGAGAGAGCCGTTCGTTCGCAGCGACGAGGCCGTCATCTATGGCTATTGCTTCCGTTATGGAGACAAAGACTACAACTGGGGCATGGGCAAAGGCTACCCGGTATTCACGCCGCCTGATTCCGACGTGCCATGTGACGGCTGGAAGAAACGGAAAAAGGAGGCCTGACTATGTACATCGGAGAACCATTTAGCTGGAAGCCTGCCGCATTTGAGGGCAGCAACGGCATTATGAGCGTGACCACGAAAGAGACGACTGCGCGCGGGCGCGTCGTTTACATCAACGAGGCGCACCGCTACTTTACGGCGGAAGCAGATATCAACGGGAATAAGCTCAGAGAGAGCTTTAAATTTTAACAAAAATCAGGAGGAATTTCATCATGAACAACAATCAGGACTACATCGTTCGCTGTGACCGCGCAGGCGTGTTTTTCGGCAAGATCAAGGAACGCAACGGCTCCGAGGTCACCATGACCGAGGTCCGTAAGCTGTGGAGCTGGGACGGCGCGTGTGCCGTGGAGCAGTTGGCGCAGGACGGCACAAAAGCACCGGACAACTGCTGTTTTACCGTGACGATTCCGGAAATGACCGTACTTGGGGCAATCCAGATCATCCCGTGCACGGATGATGCATCGGTGTCGCTTCGAGGTGTAACGGAGTGGAAGAGATGACGCTTGACGATAGGATTAAAGCCTTTTTGCTTGTAAGCTCCGGCTCCGGCTCCGGCTCCGGCTCCGGCTCCAGCGACGGCTACGGCTCCGGCTCCGGCTCCGGCTCCAGCGACGGCTACGGCTACGGCTCCGGCTACGGCTACGGCTCCGGCTCCGGCTACGGAATTAAGAGTTTCAACCAAGAAACGGTCTATCAAATTGACGGAGTAAACACCATGATTCGTTCCGTGCGCGGGAACACTGCGCACGGGGAAATCTTGAACGGAGATTTGACGCTCACGCCGTGCTACATCGCCAAGCAAGACAATGTTTTTTCCCACGGCGAAACGCTGCGCGAAGCAATGGAGGCGTTGCGAGACAAGCTTTTCGGGGATATGCCAGAAGAGGAGCGTATTGATGCGTTCCTGCGCGAGACAGACCGCGAAAAAACGTATCCGACACAGTATTTTTACGACTGGCACCACCGCTTGACCGGGTCGTGTGACATGGGACGAAAGCAGTTCGCCCGAGACTACGGCGTCGACCTCGAGCACGGCATGATGACGCTGACGGAATTTTTGGAGCTGACAAAAGACGCTTACGGTGGCGACGTGATCCGAAAAGTGATTAGTAAGATGCAAGAGGTGGAGTGATGGAGAGATTGACAAAATATCTCGCAAGCGGCGCAGCGGATTACAATTATCCGGCAGGTTGTTACAGTGGCAATGATTGCAATGACCGTGTGGCAAAAAGCGCGTACAGACAGACGTGTGTGGAGCGTCTTGCAGCCTACGAGGAAACGGGGCTGACGCCGGAAGAGTCTAAACGAATGTCTAATATCCTGATGGATGTTGGAATTGATTATAATTGCAGTTGGGAGTATGTGAAAAACTGGCTGCTGGATGACCGTCTGCGTGAGCTGGACGAGGCCGACAAGGACGGGAGGCTGGTGGTGCCGCCATGCAAGGTGGGCGATACGTTATTCAGAGTGTTCGCCGGAGAAATCTTAGAGCACAAAGTCAGGAACATGAGATACCTTGCAATACAGGGACGGTGGGACATTGATACAACCCCGTTCTGCTCATACGTGGAAAGTTCCATAGGGAAAACGATTTTCCTGACCCGCGAGGAGGCGAAGAAAGCATTGGAGGGCAAGCGAAATGCGTGAGATATTATTTCGCGGAAAAGACCCCGAGAGCGGAACATGGTACGAGGGTTACTACATGGCTCTTTCGGATACGACCTATTGCTTCCAAGGGGACTATGCCGCACACCCGGACAACACCAAACATTACATCGTTTTTGACCGGATGACCGACTGGGGACTTCCGAACCAGCATTTGAGCGCGGATGTCGATCCTGTGACTGTCGGACAATACACCGGGCTAAAGGACACGAATGGTAAGAAGATTTTTGAGGGTGACCTTGTGATTTCGACAAATCCGCGGCGGCTCTCGAACAAGCCAGAATTAGTGAAATATAACCCGTCGAGCGGATATTGGATGTGCGATCCACGCAGAGGCCCGCTTGTAGTTGGCAATGTATACGACAATCAAGAGCCGTCCGTCGGACACCCAATGGAGAAAGCATTGGAGGCGATGAAGAATGACTGAGTTAAAACCTTGCCCCTGCATTCACGCCTGTGATATTCAGGCCAACGCCATCGGAGAAACGTTAGCATACTGCGAACTCACGGCGGAATGGATGAACATTTCTTTTGGTGATTGCTCTGGCAACTGTGATAGTGAGGAGGTAAACAATGGCTGAATACGTCAAACGTGACGATGCGCTCTGTGCATTAGAGCAAATAAATCCTGTTGACTATGGTGCTATGTGGGACTATGAAGCTCATCATTACGCAGGAGAGTGTCTAAGAGACTGCAAAGAGGCGATTGATAGTATCCCCGCCGCTGACGTTGCGCCGGTGGTGCATGGGCGGTGGATCTCATTCTTGGGCGGTGACCACATCATGCCGGAACGATACTACCGATGCTCACGTTGCGGCAGAGTAGAGAGTAGACGACAGCCGTATTGCCATTGCGGTGCAAAGATGGACGGAGGTGCTGACCATGAGGCTGATTGACGTCGATGAATTGGGCGTGGGCCGGTGCAGCAAAGATGTTCTCCCCGCGGCGTATTGTGCTGGTTGGAACGGCTTACTTGGCTTGATCGAAAAAGCTCCCAAGGAGGGGTAACGCATGGACGTTGTTGGTCGAAAGGTTGTTAAAACGCGGGCGGCTCATGTGTGCTTCGGTTGCGGGCGCAAATTCGAGCAAGGGGCTATGATGGAGCGCAGTTGCGTTTTCGATGGGACGCCGTGGACGTGCTATCTGTGCGAGAGCTGTCAGAAAGCGTCTTCTGAGTTAGGATGGCAAGACGAGTATGGATTTGGGGACTTGCGCGAACGTGCGCTTGAGATAGAGAGGGGGGGGCACTCCATGCTGATGATCACGATTAAAGCCAACGTCCCCGCCGCTGACGCGCAGGGCATCAAGGAGCGCATCGCCATGGACATTGAGCGCTACGGCGACGTGAAGGTCGTGAGCATCGTGAGCGACCGGGGGCGGGAAGAACAGCTACGAATGAAAGGAGCCAAATTATGAGCATCAATGTGAAGAAGTACACCAAAGACCAGATGGCGAAGATGGTGGAAGACGCGCAGGAGAAGTCTGCGGCGCTTGAAAAGGAAGTCGTCGAGCTGAAAAACTGCATTGACGCGAAGAACGATCTGCTTGCCGAGTATGCAAACTTAAAGGCGGCGATGCAGCGAAAGAACGCCGCTCTGATTGAGCAGATCAGCCAAATGAACGGCGAGGCCATCAACAAGGCAAACGAGATCGCGAACCTGAAAGCGGACGCGGATGTGTTGCGAAATAAGCTCGCTGATACCGAGGCGGCGCTTGGGCGGGCGAATGCGTGCATTGCTACCATGAAGGTGGAAAGAGATCAGCAAACGAAAGACTGTTTCGAATGGCAGAGAAGCGCGCAGAATCTGCATGACGACCTTTTGAATGCACGAGAGCGCGCCAATTACGCAGAAGCCCACCCGTGGCGTAACCTGTGGGCGTGGGTGAAGAGAAAGATGGTACGCCATGAGTAAACCTCGGTATAGTTGGTGGGGCTATGTAAAAGCCATTATCCGTCGCTACGACCCAGATCGAGAGCAGGAGTTGCATGGAGTGGCTTTGTTAGAAAACAACGCTGTGCGAAAAGCGGTGAGCGAAACAAGGTCAATGCAAGACGGCGAAGAGCGCTTGAAATTTATTCGCCTCGTGTTCTGGGACAAAACCCACACGCTCGAAGGGGCGGCAATGGCGGTCAACTGTTCCGACCGGACGGCGAGACGATGGCATACGGATTTCATTAAGTGCGTCGCACGGAACTACGGGCTGCTCGATGATTAAAAGTTGGCCTTAAAAAGCCATTTGCTTATGAGATAATAGAATCGCAGAGGTGCAAAAGCCTTTGCGGTTCTCTCATTTATGGCGTTTACCCCCTACGCCATCGCGGGGCGCGGTGCTTTTCATCTTTTCACACCGTTCCCCGCAACATGCCGCACGCGCGATGCAGCCCACGATCAGGGCCGAGAGGTCGCACCTCTCATGCGGCACAGGACCCCGCGCACCTCTCAACGATGTGGCCCAGCGGGGACATATGCGGCGTGCAGAAGCAGAAGCGAAAGCAATGGCTATAGGCAACATTGTGGACGTGTGGCGGCTCGATACCGTCTCGCCGCTCCAAAAGAGGAGAGCCGATGCCTTTGGCAATGGGCATAGCGCCCGCCTGAAAGTTCGACGATGCATTGTGGCTTGGTTGGAAGAGCGATTCAGCGCAAGTGTATGCCCTCGGGGCGGGTAAAGTCTGCTATGTAAGGCCAAGGGGCGGGGGCTGGTAGCAAAAATAATTTGACAACGCTTATCGGCGTATCAAAGCGGTAATAGACTGTGACGGGCGGATGAAATTAGACCGCAGCACGACAGCAATTAACGCAAGGAATGCAAGCAGAAGCAAAGCAAATGTAAGCAGTTGCAAGCAAAATGTTTACATCGCATAGCTCAGAGAGAGAAAAGAAAAACCCCCTTGTTCCCCCTTTCTTCTTCTCCCCCTTGCAACCCCCGTATTATCTTACCCCCTATAATCTCCCAAAAGAAAAGAGAGAGAGCGACATTTTGCGCGCGAGAGCGACGAGGTGATGACATGGCTGCGCGTCTGACAGACCGACAGAAAAAGAAAATACTGGCGGACTATGTGCAGACGAACAACTATTGCGCCACAGCGAAAATCAACGGCGTGTCCGCAACGACCGTTAAGAACCTCGTTCGGGCGAATGCCGACATTGTGGAAAAGTGTGAGCAAAAAAAGGAAGAGAACACCGCCGATGTGATGGAGTACATGAACGACCACAAAGACCTTGTGTGCTCGTTCATCGGCAAGGGGCTTGAAATGCTCAACGACCCGGAGAAGCTGGCGGCGGCAAATCTCAGCCAGATCACAACGGCGATGGGAACGCTGATCGATAAGTGGGCGATGATCGGCGGCAGTCATGCCGACACGGTGAGGGAAGACGCGCTCAGTCAGAGCCTAAAGGAAATGGCAAAGGAGCTTGAGAGAGATGATTAGCCCAAAGCAAGCAAAAATCCTTGCTTTCCCCTATTCCAAGTATGACGCGCTGATCTGCGACGGTGCCGTGCGTTCCGGCAAGACCTCCATCATGATGTGGGCGTTTGTCCGATGGGCAATGGAGAATTTTAGCGGTCAACGATTTGGTGTGTGTGGCCGCACGGTGGATAGCTGCACCAAGAACATCATCGTGCCGTTTACAGCGATGAGCCTTGCGAAGGAGCGCTATATCATTCGTTGGCGGCGCGGTGACAAGGTGATGGAAGTGCGGCGCGGGGCCGTGACAAATTACTTTGAAGTGTTCGGCGGCAAGGACGAGGCCAGCTATACGCTGATACAAGGCCGCACGCTGGCGGGGGTGCTGCTGGACGAAGTAGTGCTGATGCCGCGCTCGTTTGTGGAACAGGCATTGACTCGCTGCTCGGTAGACGGGGCAAAGCTGTGGTTTTCCTGCAACCCGGGAAGTCCGCAGCACTGGTTTTATACAGAGTGGATACAGCGGAACAAGGAGCGGAACGCGCTGTATCTGCATTTTGAAATGACGGACAACCCCGGCTTGTCTCAAAAGACGCTGGAACGCTATCAGGCAATGTTTTCCGGCGTGTTCTACGACCGATACATTCGCGGCCTGTGGGTAGTGGCCGAGGGGCTGGTATATCCGATGTTCTCCAAAGAAGTAAACGTCACGAACGAAACGGGCGGCGCGGGAAAGTATTATATTTCCTGCGACTACGGCACGCAAAATCCTACCGTCTTTTGTTTGTGGCGCATGGATAAAGGCCGCGCTGTAATGGAGAAAGAATACTATCACAGCGGGCGAGCCACCAATCGGCAGAAGACAGACGAGGAATATTATCAAGATTTGGAACGGTTTGCAGACGGATATAATGTTGAGCGAATCGTCATTGACCCCAGCGCCGCGTCATTTTCGGAGTGCATCCGTAGACATGGGAAGTTTGCTGTTTGGAAAGCAAATAACGATGTTCTTGATGGGATCCGTTTAACGGCTGCGTGTATCAAATCGGGGCGAATCAAATTTCATGAAAGCTGCACGCACGCTTTTGATGAGTTTGGGCTTTATAGCTGGGATAAGGACGCGGCAGAAGATAAAGTCATTAAAGAGAATGATCACGTCCTCGACGCTGTTAGGTATTTTGTTATGACGGTTCTGCGCCGAGAAATTGCAGTTGAAAATCCTATGTATGCAAGCAGCTCCGTAAAGTTGAGGAGATAAAAATATGGGCTTAGTGAATGGCATTGTAAATACAGTAAAACGATTTTTCTTTCCGCAGGCGGTCGCCGAGCGAGAATTTGGCGCATCTCCCGCCGTAAGCCTTACGATGGAACAGCATATCGGTTTGTGGTATGCGATGATGGTCAATACCCCACCGTGGCAAAACTGTGATGTGAAAGCGGTAGGCCTGCCCGCTGCGATTTGCCGAGAAGTGGCAAGGCCGACGCTGGTTGAATTTACAGCAAACATCACCGGCAGCAAGCGCGCAGATTACCTGAACGAAAATTTTCAGACAGCAAAAGAAAACTTTAATCGGGCATTAGAACTCGGCCTTGCGCTTGGTGGTGTGGCGTTGAAGCCGTATATTTACGGTGACAATATGCTTGTGGATGTTACCGGCGCTGCGGGCTTTCAGCCGACAAAGTTTGACCCGTCCGGTCGCTGCATTGGCGGCGTTTTTAAGGATAAGCCGGTTAAAGTAAACGGAACGTACTATGTAAGGCTCGAATCACACGAGTTAAACGGTACGACCTATACCATCAAAAACAAGGCATATTACAGTGATTCCGCTGGATCCGTTGGCGCTGACGCGCAACTCACAACTATTCCGGAGTGGGCGGATATTGAACCGGAAGTGGCCATCGAGAATGTAGACGGACCATTGTTTGCTTATTTTAAGCCGCCTATTGCCAACACTGCAGATAGTAACAGCATGTGCGGTATGTCCATTTATGGCGATGCGGCGACGGTCGAGCTTATCAAGCAAGCGGATGAGCAGTGGGAGCGTCTGCGCTGGGAATATAAGTCGAGCGAGCGTAAGGTGTTGATGGACGGAACATCCAGCACGGCGGATATGTTCAACAAGCGCCTGTTTGAAATCGGCCCGTTCTCTCCGAATGGAGATTTTTTCCAGCACATCGAGCCGCAGATTAGGGATGATGCGATTTATCGCGGGTTTCAGAATACTCTTCGGCGTGTTGAATTTAATATTGGCCTTTCTTATGGAGATATTTCCGACCCGCAAACGATTGAAAAAACCGCGACTGAGATTCGAAGCAGCAAGCAGCGTAAGTATGTGCTGGTTAGCAGTATCCAGGCGGCGCTTGCACATACATTCGATTCCCTGATTTACGCAATGGACGTGTATGCTTCGTTGTACGGGTTGGCACCTGCTGGAGATTATGAGGCCACTTACGATTGGGGTGACAGCATCCTTGACGATCAGGAGACCAAAGACAAGGAATTTTCCCGAGATTTGCAACTCACAAGCGCCGGAGTGATGAACCCGTGGGAACTTCGAGCGAAATACTTTAACGAAGATGAAGATACTGCGAAAGCTGCGCTACCAACGGCGCAGGACATGGTAACTGAACAGCAACAGGAGGTAGAGTAATGGGCGGCAGAGGTGGAGCTGGTGGCGGCATTGGAGCCGGAGAATCTGGGCGTGGGCGCGGTATGAGCCTTGCTCGGTTTTTGTCACAGCAGGATATTAACCGAGCAAACGCCGCGTCTGTCACTGATATGGGCGATATTATCAGACGCACATTTGAGCGCAACGCTGCTGAAATCAATGGGCTTGAGCTGTCGGACGCTGAAAAGAAGAACGCAGTAAGGCAGATGGCAACTCTCGCAACAACGGCGCTCAAAACGGCGGCAGGAGCAGTCAATCCTTATGCAAGCGGGCCTGCGCGCCTGACAACGGCGCAGAAAACAGGAAGCGCAGCAGACAGAGCGGCAAGAGCGCGCGGTGAAATGGATAGCTACATGCGGAAATTGCGTGACCAGTCCAGTAAAAACCGCAAAGCAGCAAAAAACAAGGCGTTTTCCAATGCCTTTGTAACAGCGCAAAAGTCCGGCGCGTTGGAAGTTACGGTAAACGGCAAGAAATACCGCAGAGCTAACAAGCGCAGCGGTACATGGCGTCCGGTATGATTAACTTTGAAAATCTCGACAAGTTCACATTCCCCGGCGTGGGCAAGTACGATATTCCGCAGATCGAACCGGTCAAAGCGTATCCACAAGGGGAATTTGTTCCGGGGAACTATCTTCTTTCGGCAAAGAACCCAGAAGATAAAATCGTGCATTTCTTTATTGACGATTATCAATTTGTAAGGCACTGGAACACGCCGGTCAAGTACATTCCGAAACTGTCGCAGTTTGCGGCGGTATGCGCGCCGGATTTTTCCACATACACAGATATGCCGCTTGCAATGCAGATCTATAACCATTATCGCAAGCACTGGCTGGCGGCATATTGGCAGCTACACGGGGTCACGGTTTATCCCACGATCTCATGGAGCGACGAGTGGAGCTATGATTGGTGCTTTGATGGCGAGCCGGTTGGCGGTGTTGTGGCTGTCAGCTCAGTAGGGACACAGCAAAACAAGGAAAGCAAGAGGCTGTTTCTGCGCGGCTACGAGGAAATGATGAAACGGCTTTCGCCGGAATGGGTGATATTTTACGGAAAAGTTCCGGAAGAATGTGACTGGAACATTATCCGCGTGAAGCCGCACTATGATGAGATTGTGAAACGGAGGAAAGCAAATGAAATATCCGTTTCAGCCGGAAGTTCTTGATGCGCTGCCGGAAGAACTTACAGAACTGTTCCGGGCGCTTGAAATCACGCTGCTTGACGAGATATGCAGCCGATTGGGCTTCGCAGATCAGCTCAATGAAGTTACGGTGCAGGATATTCAAGCGCTGAGAATGCACGGCATTGACCTTAAAAGCATTGAAGAAGCGATTAGCAAAACAGTAGGGATTAGCAAACAAAAGCTAAATAGTTTGCTTAATGACGTTGTAGAGCGCAATCAGAAGTATTACACCGAAGTCATCGACCTTGCACATGTAACGCAGCCAAAAACGCTTGTAGACGCGGCTACAGTGGATGCAATTAAGCGGCAGGCCCATGATACATTCCGCAATTTAACGGCTTCTATGGGTTTCCTTGTAGGCAACACGATGTTAAAGCCTGCTCGTGCTTATCAGTGGGCTTTGGATAATGCAGAAATGCAGATTCAGAGCGGCGCGATCAGCTACAATCAGGCTATCAAAACGGCAGTAAAGCAGCTTGCAGACAGCGGATTGAAGGTAGTTGACTATGAGAGCGGGCATCGAGATCAAATTGATGTGGCGGCGCGCAGAGCAGTGATGACTGGCGTAAATCAAATTTGCGCTAAATATACGGAGCAATCGGCAGAATATCTTGAGACGCCATATTTTGAGGTTTCTGCCCATGCGCGCGCACGCGATATTCCGGGCAAATCACCGTGGTCATCTCACAAAGCATGGCAAGGCCTCGTATATTCCACTCGTAGCAATGACATTTACCCCAGCATTTACGATGTGTGCGGGCTTGGGGCCGTTGATGGACTTGAGGGGGCTAACTGCCGCCACCGCCGTAACGTTTGGGTTGAGGGCGTAAGCGAACGCACATATACAGATGAGCAGCTTGAACATATCGACGATGGGCTTGGCTGTACCTTTGATGGGAAGACTTATACCGCATACGAGGCAACGCAGATGCAGCGGCGTGTAGAGCGCCAAATCATCAAGCAGAAGAGGTTTGTAACGGCGTATAAAGCAAGTGAGCAGACGGACGAGTATCGCGCCGCAAAAATAAAGCTGACGCGGCTAAACTCTAAATATAATGCTTTCAGCGAAGCGGCCAAATTGCCGCTGCAATGGGAAAGGACGAAAGTGCTATATGATCGATGAAAAACTCAAATTTGCCATTGAACGGGCGCTTGAATCTGGGGCGCGCGTGCAGCTAAAGCAAATGAAAGACGGAAGCATAAAAGCGCAAATTATCGAAGCAAAAGAGCTAAAAAAGTAATATTCTTCTTCCCTTTCGCACGGTGATGTGGTAAAATAATCACAAATAAATAAGCACCCATAGTGCAATCGAGCACGTGGAAGTGGCACGAAGAGCCAACTGACTATGTTTGTAGTCGGTTGGCTCTTTTTTATTTTTCGACAAGGAGCGTTGGCTTGGTATGGCAGACGAAGGTGGAGTTTGGCGCACGATTGGCGGTCGCCGCGTGTTTATTAAAGACGGACAAAGTCTGACGGATGCAATGCGCGAGAGCGGGAAATTTGGAGATCTCAAAAAGAAATCAACGGCGGCCTCCAAAAAGCAGACCGTCGATACCGAAGCAAGTGCCGAATACGGGGTCGAACGCAGAGTTTGGGGGAAGGCGACCGGAACAAGCTACGAGGCATTAAAAGATGACCAGTACAAACTTACTGGCGAAAAAACCGGTGAAACGCTTCAAATCCCAAAAAATGAAAGTGGAGAATTTGAAGTGTACAAAGCGCCTAAAGTATCTGGATTTCTAAATGGGAAATATGTCGGCGACGAAAATGTAAACGCAATTTTATCTGATGGCCGAATTGTCTTAAGAGACCACGATTTTAATAATGATACATATTACAAGATAAGCGGCATTATTGAAGCGGAGACACTTAGACTTGCTGGCTATCAAAAGGACGGGCAGTTTTACCGAGGAACCGATAACCCTAAAGAGGTTGAATATCTCAAGAATGGGACTATGCGCGTGTCCACCAACCACATGACGGGGGAAAAAGAAGATGGCGTATCCGTTTGGGAAAGCCCTAAGTACCCGTTCAAGTATCAATATCGAGTAACCGGTAAGGTTTCCGGAGTGGGTAGCGATGGAGAGCCGCTGCTTGATCCCGCGTCCATTAAACTTGTTAGCGCAAAGTCCTATTCTGTTAAAGACTACAATGCTGCGATGGAAAAGGGGAAGCCCTTGTTTTATAAGGCGTACGGATGGACAGAAGAACAATACGACGCGGCAAAAAAGGGAAGCATTAAAAACAGAAAGCGACTGTAATTAAATATATCCGTTTGCCAATCGAGGCAAAAGAAGTGGCAATTTGAGCCAAACATTACGCGAAAGCGTGTTGTTTGGCTCTTTTTTGTAATACGCAGCGGGGAATGACGCTGTGGAAATAAAAGGAGAATAAAAATGGCAGACGAAATCATGACTTTTGATGAAATACTGGCTGACCCCATCTATAAGGCGGAGTTTGACAGGCGAATCACAAAGGCGCTTTCAACTGTCCAAGCCAAACTGGACGCGGAAGTAGAAAAAAACAAGAAGTACGAGGAAAAAGGAACCGGCGAAACGGTGGAGACCCTCAAGAAGCAGCTTTCAGAATTGCAGGAAAAGTACGACAAGGATACTGGCGACTATAAAGCGCAGATTTCCGACCGCGATTATGACGATGCAATGAAAAAAGCTGTTGCAGATAAGGGCATCAAGTTTTCCTCAAAAGCTGCGGAAAAGGCCTATTTTGCCGACCTCAAAGAAAAACATCTTGAGCTTAAAGATGGCTTGCTTGATGGCTTTGAAGAGTGGCATAAGGCGCAGACCGAAGCCGATCCGTCCGCGTTTCAGACCGGCAAGCCCGCGCCAAGCTTTGCAAAGCCTGTCGGTACCGGCGGCGCACCTGCAAGCGAAGGCAAGGGTGCAATGTTCGCAAAACAATTCAATGCGCAGTATGCGCAGACTACAACGAAGGAGTGAATTTAACGTATGTCTTTTGTGACTAACATTTCCGGCGCAGCGCGCCCGAACTTTCTCGAAAGCGAAGTCGGCCTCGTGCTGAAAACCCGTGAAATTCCTGCGACGCTTGGCGTGCAGGATGGCATTTATAAAACTGTCGCTCCCGGCGCTGTTTTCCCGTCTAACAACAGCAGTGCGGAAGGTATCGTTTTTGAAGCGGTCGACGTGACCAACGGCAATATGCCCGGCTCTGTCCTCGTGGCTGGTCGCGTCCTTTCTGATGGGCTGAATATTGCTTCGGCAGCAAAAACCGCGCTTGAGAGCAAGGGCATCGTCTTTGTTGATGCGCCCGCCGTTACTCGTGGTTATACCGTGACTTACGACAAGAATGACGGTACCGGCGATGTCCCTGTGGATTCCAACAGCTATTTTGATGGCTCTGTTGCAAAGGTGTCCACCAGCTATCCGCTGACCAAGAGCAACAACACTCAGACCGGTTGGAGCACCAGCAAGGGCGGCGCGGCGGTCTCTGAGGTCGAAATGACCGGTGACGTGACCCTGTATCCCGTCTGGACTGCAAACGGCTAAGTAAGGAGGTAAAAATCTATGGCTGATATTCTGAATCTTATTTCTGATGCTGAGCGTCTGGAATTTTCGCAGAACCTTTCTGTTGCGCGTCCTGCTTACATCGGCGACCGCATTTTCCCCGACCAGAAGACCGAGAACATCAAGGCTGAGTATCTCCGCCTTGCTGCGGGCGCGACCATTCCTGTGATGGCAACTGTCCACGCTTTCGATACTGAGGCTGAGATTGGCTCTCGCCCTGTGTTCGACAAGACCGAAGTTGAAAAGCTGCTCATCAAGCGCAAGATCAACCAGACCGAGCGCGTCCGCCTGCTGACCGAAAACGGCGTGTACGCCGATGACGCCGTTGTGCGCTATGTCTTTGACGATATGCGTCTGATGGCCGATGCGGTCAAGGTTCGCACCGAGGTCGCCAAGATGGAAGTCCTCGCCACCGGCAAGATGACCATCAAGGAAAACAACCTTAACATGACGGTCGACTACGGCGTTCCCGCCAGCAATATCGGCTACAAGCTCGATCTGAGCGCTGATGCGGATATCATCGGTCAGCTTCGCGCGATCGTCGATGATGCAGCGGACAGCGGCAACACTCTTACCGAGGTTGTGCTTTCCAACAAGATTCTGCGCAAGCTGTCGTCCAACAAGGGCATCCAGACGATGATCTACGGCAGCATTGGCGTCGGTACGTATGTTCCGACCGACCGCCTCAGTGCGCTGTTTATGTCCATGTTCGGCTTTGGCACCATTACCACGAACGACCTGCGCTATAAGACGCAGACTTCGAGCGGTAAGGAGACCACCAAGCGCTTCTTCCCCGATGACAAGATCGCGTTCCTCTCCAACGGCACTTCCGCTTCTTTCGGCGCAGGCCTGTGGGGCGTTACTCCCGAAGAGGCTGATTACGGCCAGTACAACGAAAAGAGCGCCAACCAGTACATTACCGTTACCCAGTGGGCTACGCCTGACCCCGTTGCGGTTTGGACGAAGGCAAGCGGCCTGTTCATCCCGGTTGTTCCCAACCCGAACGGCCTGTTTATCGCGTCTGACACGAGCAAGTAAGCTGTTACCTCCTCCCCTGCCTGAACGGTTTGCCGTGACGGTGGGGGAGGGGCCAGAAAAGGAGGCTGCGCATGGCGTACGCTGATTATATCTATTATGCAACGGTTTACATGGGTGGGTCTCTGACCGAAGATATCTTTCCGGCTCTTGCAGTAAAAGCATCCGCTTATGTAGATTACGTTACGATGGGCCGAGCCAAGAATGCGTTTGGCGATGCGGCGGATGCGGTCAAAAACGCTGTGTGTGCTTTGGCTGAGATCATTCAAGACAGCAACAAACTCAATGCGGTCTCGACGGACACTGAGCGCGCCGTATCGAGCGAAACGGTAGGCGCGTGGACGCGCAGCTTTGACAGTAAAAATGTGTCTGCGACGGATGTGCAGCTTATCGAGAGTAGAAAGCGCGAAGCGGTCATGATGTATCTTGCACCGTATGGACTTCTAAAAGCGAGGGGGTATGGGCCATGTCCATGTTCCCCCACACTGTAACGCTTTACAACGTCGTGCAGGAAATCGACCCGACAACGCTTGATGAGGTCACGCATGTTTATATTACTATCCTGCGCGGCGTGATGCTGCAAGCAAGCAAGGGCGCGAACGTGCGTGAAAGCGGACTTGAAGGGGCTGACGCAGCGAATCTGTATATTCCGTTTACGGTGGAAGCCGTGGATGGTAAGACGGGCGCGGCGAAGACCTATGCAAAACCGCAAGAGTTTGTTAAAGCCGCAGATCGCAGCGGACTATGGACGCTTTCATATGACGGAAACGGCGGAGAAACGCTGTTTATCAAGAGCGAGTTTGTGCTTGATGGCACAAATTTGAACGTCGTTCGATATCACGACGATTGCTACAACGTGACCAAGGTTGATGCGATGGACTACGGTAGCCCCGATATGCAGCACTGGGAAGTCGGAGGGGCGTAATGGGCATCAAGTTTTCCGTGCACACCGATGGAATGGACGCTGTAAGAACTGCCGTTGCAAAGGCTTGTGCGCGCGCTGAGCACGCTTTAGCCGAGCAGATGGAGAAAGACACTCAGCCTTTTGTGCCGATGCTCACAGGCTCGTTAACGCAGCGTACAAGGGTAGTTGGCAACGACATCATCTACCCCGGCCCTTACGCGAGATTCCTGTATTACGGGAAAGTCATGGTTGACCCAAATACCGGCAGCACATATGCGCCGAAAGGCGGTACAAAGGTTGTGACTGACCGCAATTTAGTGTTCAACCACACGGCGCATCCACAGGCACAATCTCATTGGTGTGAAGCATCAAAAGCGCAGAACCTCGATAAGTGGGCGCGTGTAGCAGAAAAGGCGGTGAAGAAGTACGGAACAGGTTAAAAAGACGGTGTCGGCAGCGGAAGAAGATCAAGTCTCTCGAAAGTTGCTTGCGTGGTTAAACACATTCCCTGACAAGCCGGTTGATTTGATTCGGTTCGAATTTCTTCCCGCCGATACTGCGGCGATGGCGCTGTCTACGATTCAGGCGGCGTACATCGTACAAAAATACATTCTCGGCGGGTATCAGGCGGAATACCAATTTAAGGTCATCTACCGCATGAAGCCGGGGAACAGCAACGACAAACGGCTTAAAGCTGACGAGCTGCTTAACGCCTTGGGCGATTGGGCAGCAAGCGAAACGCCGCCTGACATTGGCGACGGTCGGCGCGTCATTCGCATTGAGCCGACAACGCGATCCTCTCTTTTCGCCGTGTATGAAAACGGTGACGAGGATCATCAAATTCTTATGAAGATGAACTACGAGGTGATTAAAAATGACTGATATGACCTTTAACACCACGGCGGGGCAGACCGTAGATCGCGAACTTCTGATCGCGTATCTCAACACGGGCGAAGCCGGAACCCCTACGTGGGCTCCCCTCGGTACGCGCGTTACGGATTCCAGCATGGAATACGACTGGCAGGAGGATTCCTCGAAGGATATCCTTGGCACGACGCGCACGACCATGAAGAAACCCATCATCACGCAGACCTTTGACCCGTCTGATCTGGACGCTGGGGATCCCGCCATCGTCAAGGTTTGGAATCTCGCGGTCAAGGAGCAGAACGCGGCGGCGCTGGCGAATCAGGACGTGCTGATTGTTCACGCCTATACAGGCACGGCAAAGACCGCAGTATTTGCGGAGCGTTATTCGTCCTGTATGGTCAAGCCGTCTTCTCTCGGCGGCGAAGGTGGCGGCTTTATCGGTATGCCCATCGACGTGACGTTTGGCGGCACGCGCACGGTCGGCACTGCCGCTATCTCTGGCAATACGGTCACATTTACCGAGGGCGAATAAGGAGGAAGATCATGCAGGAACTTAATTTTGGCGACGGCCTTGTAACTTACACCGTAAATGGAAAGTGCGAGGTGTCGTTTAACCCTACCGACAGCAATTTTGTCGAAAAGCTCTACCTTGCCTTTGAAGACCTCGACAAAAAGCAGGAAGGGTACAAAACGCAGATTGAAAAGATGGGAGACAAAAAGCTCATCTTTGAATTTGCCCGTGAGCGCGACAAGGAGATGCGCGAGATCATCGACTCCGTTTTCGGGGCGCATATTGCAGATGATCTTTTTGGCGGCATGAATGTTTACGCACTGGCCGAGGGCGTTCCTGTGTGGTGCAATTTTATGCTTGCCGTAATGGACGAAATCGATAATACGTTCTCCCGTGAACAGAAATTCACGAATCCGAGAATCAAAAAGTATCTCGATAAAGTTCAGAAGCATTAAACGGAGGGCGGTATGGGCTACGGACTTCCTAAAAGCGTAGAGATCAACGACCAGAACTTTTCTATTCGATATGACTTTCGAGTTATTTTGACGATTTTTGAAGTTTTGGACGATGAAGAACTCAGCGACGAAGAACGAGCTTATACCGCCCTTCGTCTCTTCTTTGTTGACTTTGATTCAATTCCCGACTACGACGAAGCGATCAAACAGCTGTTTTGGTTTATCAACGGTGGGCAATACCCTGATGATAAAAAGAAAGAGCCGGAGATCATTGATTGGGCGAAAGATTTTCAGTTTATCGTTTCCCCTGTCAACCGAGTGCTTGGGAAAGAGATTCGCGAAAGCGAATACGATCCAGATACCAACACTGGCGGTACGCACTGGTTTACTTTCTTGTCTGCTTATATGGAAATTGGCGATTGCTTCTTTGCGCAAGTCATCCGCATTCGAGAACTAAAGGCGAAAGGAAAACCCTTAGACAAGTCAGACCGAGAATTTTACCGACGCAATAAAGATGTGGTCGATATCCCGAAAAAGGTCTCGAAAGAAGAAGCGGATACGCTTAGTGCATGGTTGGGGAAAAAAGAACCGGCTCACGAATGAGCCGGTTGAAATTAAAGAGAGACTTGTTTGTTTTCATTTTTCTTTAAGTACGCATAAATTTTGCTGATTTTCTTCCCGGTCTGAGGTGCAGAGGTCACGTCAAATACAATGTATTTAACTTCTGGATCAGCCTGATATGCAAAGATAAGGTACTGACGGACAATTTTCGTTTTCTTCTTCTGTGCTGACCCTCCAAGCGCCGCGCCGATTGGGCCAAGTAAAATACCGCCCGCGATTGCGCCGCCGACGCTTGAAACGTATTGGGTCTGGATATCCTGCGGTGTCATAACAGACACATCGATTAGCTTTTCTGGCGAAAGCGTAAATGTTTGTCCGCTCGCTGAAAATGAAATAGATTCTGGGGAGCACATGGCGGAGCAGATAGACCCTGCTGCAAGGTCAAGCCCGCCGACAAGTTGTAGCTTGCACTTTACTGTTTGGATTTTAATCTTTTCGTCATAAGTCTGCGGTACGGCTTTATTAACGGCCAGAATCCCTAATGGGATAGGTATTGTTAGAAGGGCAACGCCAACCCATACTGGCATAGTTTCTTGGCCTTCTGGCGTTGTAGCAACTCCTACAATTAGGATCAAAAGAAACGATGCAAAGAAGACAACAAGGAATAACAAGGTTCTTTTCAATGCTTTCATTCTATTTCCCTCCCATTAAATACGGTTCTTTTACCATATCACAGCAAAAAACTAAAAGCAAGGTGGTGATTTTATGGCAGCGGACGGTTCGGTAGTTTTCAGCGTGGATCTGGACGACAAAGACGCTCAAAAAGAACTGAATAAACTGGTTAAAAAAATCGACACGCTTAACGATAAAATTTACCAGAAACAGCAAGACAAAATGCCGCTGGCAAAGCAGTCGGCAGAAATCGCGGCAAATCTCGATGCGGCAAAAGCGACGCTTGATTCAATGCACAGCGGCAAAGAGTTTTTTACGGCGGATTCCATCAAGTCACAGGAAAGCACTGTGAAATCTTTGCAAAAAGAGTATGACGCCGTTACAGCTAAAGTTGAGAAGATGGACGCTTCAATTCAGTCCGATACGGCAAATCTCGATAAGATGAAGACAAAAGCGGGGGAGCTTTCCGAAAAAATCTCCAGCACAAAAAACGGTGTTTTCGGGATGGGTGATGCGACTAAAAAAGCCGACGAATACATGTCCCGCTTCGTTAACCGAGTAAAGAAGCTCGCTCTCAGGGCGTTTGTGTTTACTCTTATTACAAGGGCATTATCCGTTGTTCGTGATTATGTCTGGAAAGTCATCCAAGTAAATGACGAAGCCGCAAAAGCTATTGGACGCTTAAAGGGCGCGTTGCTCACTTTGGCACAACCGCTATTAAGTGTAATTGTTCCAGCCTTTACAGCGCTTGTGAACATCCTTACAAAGGTTATCAGCGTTATTGCAAACATTGGATCGATGCTTTTTGGAACAACGGCAAAAAAATCAGAAGCGGCGGCAAAAGGACTTTATAAAGAAGCAGATGCTATCGGTAGCGTCGGTTCGGCGGCAAAAGAAGCAAAAGGGAATCTTGCAAGTTTTGATGAGATCAACACTCTGTCGAGTTCAAGTGGCGGTGGCGGCGCTGCGGCTGCGCTTGCAGATCGGCTTTCTCCCGTGTTTGAACAGTTTACGACCGACGAGTACAAAGCAAAGATCGACGAGCTTACGGCATACCTTAGCGGCGCGCTTTTAGCTCTTGGCGCAATTCTGTGTTTTTCCGGCGCAAATATCCCCCTCGGAATCGCACTTATGGCGGCGGGCGCGATTGGGCTTGTTACACTTATTAAAGAAAACTGGAACGCAATGTCTGACCGCCTTAGAGCTGCACTGACAAATGTGCTTTCGGTGCTGGGCCTTTTTGCCCTCGCCATTGGTGCAATTTTGTGTTTATCTGGCGCAAACATCCCCCTCGGCATTGGGCTTATGCTGGCAGGCGCGGCTATGCTGGGAACGGCAGTCGCCTTGAACTGGAATGCAGTAAACGACAAAACAAAAAATACATTGTCGGCCTTAATGATGGCGCTCGGAATGACCTTGCTTGCCATCGGCGCAGTGCTTTGCTTTTCGGGAGCAAACTTACCTCTCGGTATTGGGTTAATGATTGCGGGTGCAGCATCTATTGCGGCGTCGGTCGCCATGAACTGGAACACAGCCCCCGAAAAGACAAAAGCCGCAATCAAATCTCTTATGGGTTCGATTGGCGTCTCGCTTATCGCTATCGGTGCGGTTCTGTGTTTCTCCGGCGCAAATCTTCCACTTGGCATTGGGATGATGATTGCTGGCGGCGCGGCTATTGCCGCTGCATCTGATCTGGATTGGAGTGCACTTCTTACCAAGCTTAAAGAAATGTGGCAGAACATTAAACAGTGGTGGAATACCAGCGTTTCGAAGTTTTTTACTGCTGATTACTGGAAAGCGTTAGGTCGAAGGATTATTGACGGCCTTTTGTCCGGTTTAAAATCCGCATGGGCGGCTGTAAAAACGTGGGTGGCTAATGCCGTTAGCTGGTTCGGGAAAAAATTTGTTGAAGCGCAGAATTCTATTGCAAAATCGAATTCTGGCCGAAGCGGAGGATTTGGAACCAGAAGTGGCGGCTTTGGCAGACCTTCTCGCGCTCCTTCGATTAGCCGTGTCTCCGCTCCTGCATTGGCTCGCGGTGCAGTCATCCCACCCAACAAGGAATTTCTCGCCGTACTGGGCGACCAGAAGAGCGGAACGAACATCGAAACGCCGCTTGCAACGATGGTCGAAGCATTTAAGCAGGCTATGGCGGAATCAGGCGGCGGTGCAACTACGGTCGTTATTCAGCTCGACGGCAAGGAAATCGCACGAAGTACCGTGAAGAACATCAACAACATGACACGCGCGGCGGGTAAGCCCGTGCTGCTGTACTAAGGAGGGGCAACATGGAAGTCCTTATTATCAACGGCACGGACTACTCGTCCGCAATCGCAACGAAAGGATACGGGTGGAGCAGAAACGATCTCGACAGCGACAAGACCACCCGTACCAAAGATGGCAAAATGCGGCGCGACAAGATCACCACCAAGCGGAAACTGAGTTATACAACGCGCTCCGTCAAGCGTGACGTGCTGGCAAAACTCGATGACGATCTGAATAAAACCACCTGCACCGTCCAATATCTCGACTTGCATGGCGTAAGAACCAGCACGTTTTACTGCTCGTCGATGGAATGCACGCTTGAGGAAGCGGCGGATGACAATGAGGTGTGGGGCGGCGCGACGTTTAATTTGATCGAGGTGTGATATGGGGCAGACAACAAGTGCGCTGTGGCGCGAGCTGCTCCACAAGCCCGGCACAGAACGAGAGTACAAATTCGACGTTGCGGGCACGGAATACGGCAAAGATGCGGAAGTGTCGCACTCTGCCGAATCTCAGTTGTTTGAAGAATTCGGCATCGGAAACGCCTGCTGCGCAACATTAAAACTGGCACTGTATGCGGACAACATACCGCGAGCCGCGACGATCAAGCGTTATCTCAGGCTTGTTAATGGAAGTCAGGCGACAGACTGGATCCCCAAAGGCGTGTTTTTTACCAACCGCCGGTCCTGCGATGGGGATTATTGGGAACTTGAAGCATACGACGCTATGAGAAAGGCTGACGTTGTGTGGGAGCCAGACCAGTCGCTTAACTTTCCGATGACTATGCCTGACGCTGTAAACATCTTTTGCCAGTTGATGGGCGTGGAACTGGACAGCCGCACAGTGCTCAACAGCTCGTATACCATCGACTATCCCGCAAATGATTACACCATCCGCAACGAGCTATGCTTTATCGCTGCGGCGCACGGTGGGAACTGGATTATTACCGATGCAGGGAAACTATTGCTTATTCCGTTGTTGTCTATGCCTACCGAGACAAACTATCTCATTACAGAAGCGGGCAGCGCTATTACGTTTGGAGGGGTGAGGATTCTTGTCTGATAAATATTACGTCGGCGGCGACATTACAAGCTTTTCCGACAATGGCAAGTATAAGCCTATTTCCCGTGTGACGTTGCTTGTGGACGACGAAAATAGCCTGACGGCGGGCGACGATACCGGAATGGAGGTCATTGCAAGTTGCCCTCACGCCACGCAGCCAATGGTAAATGCTTTACTGCAAACCATGAAAGGCTACCAGTATCAGGCGTACGAAGCAGGCGCAGCAAACATCGATCCAGCGGCAGAGCTGGGCGACGGCGTGACGGTTGGTGGCATTTATTCGCCGCTGTCTAAACTCTCTGATGATGGCCGCGGATATGCGGGCATTTCTTCCCCCGGAGAAGCGGAGATGGAAGACGAATATCCGGCTGAGGGGTACATCACACAGGAATTCAACCGTAAGATTGCCGAGACACGAACAACGATCACCAAGACCAGCGAGGAGATCATGCTCAAGGTCGAGGGCATCGACGGCAAGTACACTGAGGTCAAAACCACGCTGGACGGCCTGACGGTGACGGACGCGAGCGGCACGACCAAGATCAACGGCAGCAGCATCAAGACGGATAATCTGTACGTCGATGCGGCGAATATCAAGGGTACGCTGACAGCCGACCAAATCCAGACCGGCAGCATCCGCGTCGGCGATCTCAAGGACGGCTCGAATTACGCGACGAAGACCTACGTTGACAACAACGCGGGCTTGAGCGCAAGCGAGGTCGACAATGCGATCGCAACGTACATCGACAGCACTTCTATCACGGCGCAGAAGCTGCGCGGCCAGACGGTGGAGTTGCTAGCCAACAGCAATACCAAAGTAGGCGAAATTTCGCTTGTCGAGACGAACGTTGACTACGGTATCGGCATCAAAACCCTCTATGGCGGTATCAAGCTGGAATCGGCGACCAATGTATACCTAAAAGCCAGCGGCCCCTACGGTGGATTTATCACGCTGTCCAACAACATTGTGTCGCTCGGCGGCGGCGAGCTGTATATCGGCAGCCAGATGTACGGAGATAACTTACCGGCTGGCAGCTGGGGAAAACTTTTTTTCCTCCGTTCAGCGAGGTGACGCATGGCAAGTTTTAGCGTCAGCGTTACGGCGACGGGATCGACGACAGCCGTTCTCAACGGCACGTTTTACGGAGACAGCTACCACGACCGAGCGCGTGCGATCTACGTGACCGGCATTCTGGGGTACGGGTATTACTTGACCTCGAAAGAGGATTCCGGCGCGAACAACACGTTTACGGATTCGTTCGACGGACTTACCCCCGGCGAAACCTACGATTGGGAGGCAGTGCTTTGCTATTGGGACACCAACCTCAATCAATGGGTGGAGACCAGCTATTCCGACAGCGGATCGTTTACCACAGAGGGCGGCGGCACTACGGGCGGCGCGGTGTACATCTACACGGATATGTGGCGAGCGTATACGCCGTACATCTACACGGACACGTGGAGACCCTACAACGCAGAAATCTACACCGACTCTTGGTGGTAGTCGGGATAAGGAGACACTATGAAAAAGCAGGCAATGCAGATCCTTGACAGCGCATTTAATACGCTGTCTTTGGTGATGATCTCCGCGAACGACGCGGAGAAGATGGCAAAGGTCAAGGGAGAGCTGCGGCAGGCATATGCGATCCTCGAGCGGCTCGACCAGCAGGCGGCGCACGTACCCGCAGAGCCGCCCGCGAAAGCTGCCGAGACGGAAAGCGAGGTAACAGATGGCTGATAAAGCAATTTCCGACCTCACTCAAGCAACACAAATCACCAACGAAGATCTTTTTGTTTTGCAGCAGGGCGGCACAGCGAAAAAGCTCAAAGGCGCAACGCTGCTGGACTTCGTCACGCTGAGCGTTGTATCGGTCACGGTGACAACACTGCCCGCAGGAAGTTTGGCAACGGCGACCTACGATAAGTCGACTGGTACGCTGGCGCTTGGCATCCCGCAGGGCAGCAAGGGCGACACCGGTGCGACAGGTGCGACGGGTGCGACCGGTCCGCAGGGTAAACAAGGCATACAAGGTGAGACCGGTGCAACAGGCGCGACCGGCCCCCAAGGCCCCGCAGGCCCCGCAAACGTGCTGACCATCGGCTCGGTCACGTCCGGCAAGGTGGCGAGCGCGACCATTACCGGAGAAGCCCCAAATCAGGTGCTCAACCTTGTGCTCGAAAAGGGTGACAAGGGTGAAACCGGCGAAAAAGGTGCAACAGGCGACACCGGCCCACAGGGTGAACAGGGCATCCAAGGTCCGCAGGGCAGCCCCGGCACGGATGCTCCCACAATTACCGGTATTACCATCCGGCAGAGCGACTATCACCTTATCGTGACGCTGTCGAACGGCACGAGCTATGACGCAGGCTATTGCCGTGGCGCTTCTGGTGCTGGTACGGGTGACATGCTGGCCTCAGTGTATGACCCTCAAAACAAGCACCAGGACATCTTTTCATACATTGACAACGCTATCAAGGACGTCAAGGTAACTACCGACGCAACGCCTACGCAGGGCAGCGCGAACCCCGTACAGTCCGGCGGCGTGTACTCGGCGCTCGTCAATAAGCTGGACAAGACCGGCGACGGCAGTAATGTCACGGCGGCTTTCACGGCAGCGAGAACCCGCGCAAATATTGCGACGGGTGAAAAGCTCTCCGTGCTGTTCGGCAAAATCGCGAAGTGGTTCGCCGACCTCGGCACTCTGGCTTTTAAGTCCACGGTGGCAAAATCCGACCTTGCAAGCGACGTGCAGGCGAGTTTGGGCAAGGCTGACAGTGCCTTGCAGAGTGCGCCGGTTACAAGCGTCAACAGTAAGACAGGCGCGGTGAGCCTTGCAAAGGGAGATGTAGGCCTCGGCAATGTGGACAACGTCAAGCAGTACAGTAAGAACAATCCGCCACCGTATCCTGTCACGTCGGTCAATGGTAAGACGGGCGCGGTCACGGTCAGTGTTCCAACAGTTCCATCCACGACCAACATTCTCAAGGGCAACGGCTCGGGCGGGCTGGTGGCGGCGTCTCGCGGAAGCGATTACATCGCAAGCGGCAACATCGTCAAGCAGACGCTCGTGAGCACGGAGACCACGCCCACGGAAAACTACGCGATCAACTGGTACTTCAAATAAGGAGGTACGGAGATGGCAAATGCAAAACTCGGCACCAAAGCCGTCGGCAGTATTGTCAAACTAAAAGTAGGCGGTACAGCGAAAGAATTCTTGGTCGGCCATCAGGGCAAGCCGAGCTCCATGTATGACGAATCCTGCGACGGCACTTGGTTGCTGATGAAGGACAGCTTCGAGGACACACGATGGCACAGCTCGGATGATAACAATCTGGAGAACAGCACCATCCACAGCTTACTGAACAGCACGTTCTTGAACGCGTTTGAGAGCAACATCAGGGACGCAATCAAGCAGGTGAAGATCCCGTACCGTAAAAACGGCGGCTCCGGTGGCTCGGATCAAAGCGGTGCAAATGGCCTGCTCTGCAAGATTTTTCTGCTGTCCGGCTACGAGATTGGCTTCACGACCAGCGATAACTCCTACTTCCCGGTAGACGGTGCGAAGCTGTCCTACTTCGAGGCCGGAACCGGCACGTCCGCCAACAACAAGCTCATTGCGAAACTGAACGGCTCGGCTGACTACTGGTGTCTCCGCTCCCCGATCACCAACAACACCAGCTTGGTGTGGTTCGTCAACTACAACGGCGTCTGCGAGGCCAGCAAAGCATCCAGCTCGTCCGGCATCCGCCCCGCTTTGATTCTCCCGCAGGACATGGAAGTCGACAGCTCTGGCAATGTCACTCCGCCACCGCCCGCTACGCACAAAACGCTCGTCAACGGCACGGTCTACACCGTGCAGGGCGGTAAGTGCATGGTGGACGGCACTGTGTACAATATCCTCAAAGGCAGGACGCTTATCGGCGGGACGGGGTATGACATCAACTTTGAGCCGGATGTGAGCTTGACGTGGTACTTCAACGAAACCATTGATATAACGTCGCAGCCAGACAAATTCTGGGGGTATAGTAGCGGGATTGCTGTCAGCTTTGTGTCTGGCTATTATGGCTTTACCTACGACCATCTTATCCGAGACTACGACGACACTTACGGTGTAAGAACTTTAATCTACTATAGAAAGTCTACCGAGACCAGGGAACTCGCCTACCGAAACGGCTGGCGGGGGGAGGTATACCGCACCATCACTTTTGATGAATTACCCACCGGTGATCTCTTGACGTGGCTGCAAGCCAACGCCACGCCGCAATAAGAAAGGAGCAGCACATGAGTATCTACGTAAAAGTCAACAACACGGAATATCCCGCTACGGTCAACGGCAACCTTGTTGACCGCAACTGGAACGGCCGTGATACCAAAACCATCTATCTGACCATGTCCTACGACGCCGTAGCGGCACTGCTGCCCGACAACACGCCGTGGAGCATCGTGCAGCGCGAGACGCAGGACGTGCTGGACGAGCAGGGCCAGCCCACGGGCGAGACCAAAGAGGTCGTCAACGAGTACGACAACAGCGAGTACAGCCTTGCTGGCGACATCACCGACCACCGCGACGGCACCGTCAGCATTAAGATGGGCAAGCCCACGGAATCCGAGCTTTCGGCGGCGACCGTAACGGCGCTGGTCGGTCAGAGCATCACGCCGCAGCGCGCGGCAAGGCTGCGACCGATGATCGAACAGGCCAGCGCGTCGCTCTCTGACGGCGAGGCGGCGAAGTCGCCCGAGCTGTTCCCGCGCTGGGCGGATCACATCGGCGAGACCGTCAAGCCCGGCGACCGCCGCAGTGATACGGACGAAAGCGGCGTGCTGCACGTCTACCGCGTCAACAAAGGTCAGGGCCACACCACGCAAGAGAACTGGCCGCCGCATTCCACCCCTGCCATGTGGACGATCATCAACGTCGACCACGCGGGTACTCAAGATGACCCGATTCCGGCCGCTCGCGGCATGGAGTACGAGTATGGTCTTTATTACAAAGACCCCGAAGACACTAAGCTATACCTGTGCGAGCGTACCGGCGAGGCCGCGGGCGGGAAGATCGTCTTGCAGTATCTGCCACACGAGTTGGTAGGGAACTATTTCACGGCGGTCTAAGACCGCAGAAAGGGAGCGGGATATGGATAATGCAAAGCGCTACGATGACGCAGAGATCGCTCTGATCGAAAGCCGATGCAAGAGCAATACGCATCGGATCAATGAGTTACAGGAGCACCAAACGGCGCTTGACAGGCTGGCAACGTCGGTCGAAGTGCTGGCGACCAAGCAGGAGACCGTCGAGGGAGACGTCAAGGAGATCAAAGAGGACGTGAAAGCCATCACGGGTAAGGCGGGGAAACGCTGGGACGGGCTGGTCGACAAGGCTCTCGCGGCGCTGGCGGGCGCGTTTATTGCGTGGCTGCTGTCGGGTGTGGCCCTATGAAGAAGCTGAGAAAGCGGGACAAGTACGTCATCGCGGCAGTGCTCAACCTCTGCTGGTACTGCATTGCGGTGCTCGTATTGACCGCGCATGACAAGGTAGTGCCGGACAGCCTGACCGTCGCGTGGTTCGCCGCGTGGACGGCAGAACTCGGCCTGCTGGCTGGAATCAAAATCAAAGGAAAGGACGAATAACATGGAACTGATTCACAAGAGACTGGCGAACCTGATGAGCGTCAAGAGCATCGTGACGCTGGTGCTAACGGGAGTTTTCGCGTACATGGCCGTCACGGGCAACATCTCGCAGGACTTCATGACGATCTATGCGGTCATCATCGCGTTCTACTTCGGGACGCAGTCGCAGAAGGCACAGGACGTGATCGACAGCAAGGGTGACAGCGATGCTTAAAAGCGGCGATATTAAGTATCTGCGCGCGGACGTGCGGGCAAATTGCCTTATCTTTCTGGACCTGTGCAAGCAGGCGGGCTTGCCCGCCAAAGTCACGGACACGGTGCGCGACGACGATTACCAGCGCTATCTTGTGAGCAAGGGCTACGCCCACAAAGACGCGATGCGCCCGACTTTTCACAGCGTCAAAGCAGGGCTGGCGTTTGACATCTGCAAGGATGTCGCGGGGCACGGATACGACGATCCGACGTTCTTTGCCCGCTGCGGGCAAATCGGCAAGCAGGTCGGCTTTTCGTGGGGGGGCGACTGGAAGAAATTCCCCGACCGCCCGCATTTCCAGTGGGACAACCACCTCAAACACACAGGGAGCATGATTTTGGCGGGCAAGTATCCGCCGGAAATGGAGGAGTACATGGATCAGGCAACGTTTAACAAGATGATGGACGCTTACCTTGCGCAGCTCGGCACCAAGCCCGTCTCTTCGTGGGCGGCGAAAGACTGGGCGGCGGCAAAGGCTGCGGGTATCACGGACGGCAGCGCTCCGCAGCGACTTATCACGCGGCAGGAAGTCGTGACGATGATCCAGAGAGCGACAAAATAACGTGTCCTAATCGGGCACAGGAAGGAGCGGGCGGCGAAAGCCCACGCGCAAGCGCCTCTGCAAGCCTTACACGGGCATGGACAGTCAGCACAAAGCGATGCGAGCACAGCTATCATCAATGGCTCCCAAAAGAGCCATTGCATATATTTTATCTTTTGAGCTGCCTGAGGACGAGGCGGCGTGCATCATTGAGTGCGACGTGCGGCGGAAAAGCTGCGTACAGGTCGCAATGGAGCACAACCTGTCTGTTGACGCGGTGAAAAAATACCGGCAGCGGGCGTACCACAAAATTTCATCAGACCAACACGAAAAAAGAAATTGCCCCACCAAATGGTGAGGCAATTTCTTTTGTGTAAAAAGCGGGCCGGAAAGACCCTGCAAAATTAAAATATCATGTTTCATGTGGAAAGGCAAGCAGAATCGTTCGACGGTTTTTGACGCACTTTTCATACACTTTACGGACGCTTTTGAGTGTCCGTTTTTTTGTACCATATAAACAACAAAGGAGGTGCGGCGATGTACGACCGACTTTTAGCTTGTGGATTTACCGAGCAGATGGCAATGGACATTTTGACACTGTTTCCTGATCCTGATGAGCTGCGCACTTACGTCTATTTCGCGGAGCTTTTCCATGTATAGCTATTTTAACCCAAATCCCGCAGGGCGTAATGTCTCCGATTGCACAGTGCGTGCGATCTGCAAGGCGACCGGCAAGGACTGGGGCGAAGTTTATTTGTCCCTCTGCATACAGGGGTACTTAGACGGCGATTTACCAAATGCAAACGCCTGTTGGGGCGCGTATCTGCGGTCGCTTGGCTATCGGCGCTATATCATGCCGGACACCTGCCCCGACTGCTACACGGTCGGTAAGTTCGCAGACGATCACTCGCACGGGACGTATATTCTCGCCCTCTCCGGTCATGTCGTGTGCGTGCAAGACGGCGTGATCTATGACAGCTGGAACAGCGAGAACGAAATCCCGCTTTATTACTGGGTCAAAGAAACGGAGGAATGAACATGGCATATCCCTATTTCAACCCCTATTATCCGCAGCCGATGCCGGACAACCTCATGCAGATGCGACAGATGCAGCAACCACAGATGCAGCCCATGCAGCAGCCCATGTCGCAGCCAGTGCAACAGAACCCTATCGCACAGGGCGGCGTGCAGTGGGTAAGCGGCGAACAGGAGGCAAGAGGCTACCTGATCGCGCCCAACTCTGCCGTGGCGTTGTGGGATTCCACCGCCCCCACCGTGTACCTCAAGCAGGCCGACGCAAGCGGAAAACCGACACTCAAAATTTACGACCTTGTAGAGCGCGCAGAAACGCCCCGCACAGCGCCGCAGGAAAAGGGTGTGGAATTTGTCACCCGCGAGGAGTTCGACCGTCTGGCGGCGCTTGTGGGCGAAATAAAGGGGAAGAAGAAGCGCAAGGTCGAGGAGGACGAGGACGATGACTAATCCGTTCATGGCCGCGCTGGGCGGCGGGCAGATGCCGATGGGCAATTTTGCACAGATGGTGCAGCAGTTCAACCAGTTCAAAGCGAATTTCAAGGGCGACCCCAAAGCAGAGGTCGAAAAGCTTTTGCAGAGCGGTAAGCTGAACCAGCAGCAGCTCAATCAGCTACAGCAGATGGCAAAGCAGTTTCAAAGCCTGTTGCAGTAATTAAATATTTATAGCGTTTTCTTTAATTCTTTATCGTGGCCACGATTTAGATAAAACCGACTTTAATTAAAAGGAGTGATACTATGTCTCTTTCTGACGGCGGCGTTCAGGCCACTATGCCTGTTGCGCCAACCGGCATGATGAACAGCGGCTTTGGCGGCTTCGGCGGCGATGGCGCGTGGTGGATCATCATTCTTTTCCTGTTTGTGTTCTGCGGCTGGGGCGGCAACGGCTGGGGAAACAACGCCGGCAATTCCGGCGGCGTGGTCGACGGCTATGTGCTGACCTCTGATTTTGCCAATGTCGAGCGCAAGATTGACAGCGTAAATCAGGGCCTTTGCGACGGATTTTACCAGCAGGCGCAGCTTGCCAACG